CTGTATTAATAGAATACCTGGTGATGAGAACAGTATTACAGGTGGTAACATAAGAGGTTTATATTGGACATATCCTGATAGTACCAACTACGAAGAAAAAAGATTAGAACCTGTACCTGAACATCTTTATACTGAATTATGTCCAGAGTTTAAAGATACTTACGTTGAAGAAGTTTATAATCTAATTACATCAAAGTTTAAATTAGGTCGTATAAGATTTTTAATGAAACCACCACGTTCTTGTTTATCGTGGCATAGAGATCCTGAAATGCGTTTACATATTCCTATTATCACAAACATAGGGTGTAAAATGGTGATTGAAGATACGGCGTTTCATATGCCTGCCGATGGTAATGGTTATATAACAGACAATACCAAATATCATAACTTCTTTAATGGTAGTGAAATAGATAGAGTTCATTTAGTTGCAACCGTATTAGAACATAATTGTTCTGGTGATGATTGTTGTAAATTGTGCTAGACTTGACAATTTTTGTATTATGTGTTATATTAATATCTGATATGTTATAAACACATATCTATTATAAATAATAATATAACGTTCATCCTGAAACGGACGGAAGTAGGCAATGCCGAAGGAACGCACCTAACTTTTAAAAGGAGGGTGTTATGGATAGACATACAAGAGTGCTTGAAAAATATAGTAAAGCAAAAGACCAAGAAAAAAAAGTAAAGGTTATGTTTAGTGCCAGAAAAGAAGTTGACATCAATGGTGGTGGAACGTCTGGTTACATAGTTAAACACGGACCAAACAAAGATAAAATATTAGGTCACTATTCGCCAAAATCAAATAATAATTGGTAGATAAGAAAAACCCACCGAGGTTTCTAGCCTCGGTGGGAAAAAACAACCCTTATAGGGTAACTCTAAATTCCGTATTCGTTTAATCTGAAATCTACAACTGGTGTAAAGTCGTAGGCATATTCATAATCAGGTAGGGCACCTGACATTTTAACTAACGTATCATTAGGTTTACGTTTATCAAAAAACTTTTGTAAAACAGTTTTAAGATTATTTGCCATTACGTTGTGAATATTCTTATTGAATTTACAAAACAAAGAACCACAAACTACATTTACATCTGTAGCACCAACTTTCTTTGCAACGTTAATAATTTCGTTTCTTAATTGTTCATTTGTCATAATGTTCTCCTATGTTGGTTATTTTAAATATAAAGGTCCTGTCCATTCAATTGGATAGTTACCTGTTAATACATTTCCTCTTGGTGAGTTCAAAGCAGGTGCATTCCATCCTGCCGCCTTTAATATATCACCTTTTTTAAAATGTTTAAAATCTTCTTTTGCAATAAAACAAAAAACACCAGTGTCGTGTACAACTTTAATATACTTTTTACCTTGTGTAACTTTTACTTTATTGTCCCAAGTGTCAACTTGTTCTTTAGCATAACCTGTAAGTTCTTTACCACCCATTGTTGACATTCTTTCATAGTCTTGTTTAGCACCAGCCATTAAGTTTTTAATTCCTTCGTCTAGTGTCTTTGCTGTTTTTTCTACTTTTATCATATTAGTTAGTCTCCTTGTTCATAGTTAATATAGTTAGTATAACAGAAATTATAGCGATTGTCAAGCAAATAAAAAATGCAGTCCAATTTTCTTGTCCGATACAAGCACCATTACAATCTTCTATGGCACCAGCGGCAAATATCAACGATAATATTCCTGTTATTGCGAAAATGTTAGTCATATTTTTTCTCCTTTTTGTTATGCAACTTGTAAATAATCTTTTAATACATCACCTCTACTAGGATGACGAAGTTTTCTTAAAGCTTTTGCTTCAATTTGTCTAATTCTATCTCTAGTTACACTAAATTGTAGACCTACTTCTTCTAAAGTATAGTCAGTATTCAAACCGATACCAAATCTCATTCTAATAACTCTTTCTTCTCTTGGTGTAAGAGTAGATAAAACTTTAGTTATTTTTTCTTTTAGTTGATTTTTAGCAACAACTTCATCTAAATTTAAATCACTTTCTAATTTTTTTGCATTTGAAAGTTCAACTGATCTAAAAATAGCGTCTTTACTATTTTTTTTCATTATTCTATGTACAACTGATTTATTAATACGAGTAGGTACAAAAATAGTTTTTGAATTGTCAACTGGATATGTTTTATATTTTCTCATAGTGTTTCTTTATTGGTTTATTTTTTTAAAGTTATAATCGTGTATAATTTTATTAATTGCATTTTTCATATTAATATCAATTATATCTAAAAGTTCTTTGTCAACTTCAACGATTTCTTTAATGTTTTTTTTCATTTTTTTAATTTGACTATAAGCAACATTTCTAACTATAGTTAAATTGTTTGTTTTTTGTGTTTTTGTCATCATATACGTCCATATTATAGGAAAAATACCCAAATGTCAACTAAATAATCCCGAAAATGACAAAAAAAACCATTATTTTTTTACTATGTTCTTGTTTTGTTCTCTTTTCTTGCTCAAAAAACGTGCAAAATTGCAAATTTTTGCCAAAAGTTGAGTTGGGAAGTGCAGAATCAAGCGAATCAGACAAAAAATCGGGTGATTCGAAAAAAAAATTGAAAAATATGGTTGATAATAGAACGACTCACGCTCAAGTAAGTTGCAATTTTTGAGATAAATAGATTTATGAAAGAATATTGTCAAAATTGCGGACATAATTGTCATTGTAACGGTTATTGTTTTCAAAATTACGGCGAAAAACAAGAAACTTTGTGTTGTACACATTGCCGACACAAGGAAAAAGACGGATTTGATCCAAATGAGGTAAAATACGACTCAATGGACTATGATTCGTTTAATGGAGCATAAAAATCAATGGCAAAAGTAAAAGAACAGATAAAACACGAAAGAATACCTAAAAAAACATCACAAGGTAATAGAAGTAACGTAAAAAAGAGTTCAATGAACAAACACAAAAAACGTTCATTTAAAATTTACAACAAACAAGGTAAATAAATGCCTGCTGTATGTAGAGTTGGTGATAGTTTGTCAACAGGACACGGTTGTACGGGTACAACAACAATTGCTTCATCAAATACTGACGGAACAGTAAAAGTAAACAGTATAAATGTCATAGTTGTTGGCGCACCTACTGTATCACACCCAGCACCACCAAATCCACCTTGTCCACCACACGTTAGATTTTTAAACGTTGGATCATCAACTGTAAGAGTAAATAGTATTGCTGTAGGCAGAATTGGTGATAGTGCAGACGCAGGTGCAATGACTTCAGGTTCTTCAAATGTTTTTGTTGGTTAACGTATAAATATTACTGTTATGCCAAACTATGATGCTAGTAATACCAACAATTCAAAACGAGCAGTAAGAATCTATAAAGATTTAGATTTAAACTTTGGTCGTAATACTGTTACAAATGACGTTAATAAATTAACAGATGTTGAGGCAGTTAAAAGAAGTGTTAGAAATTTGATTAACACAAATCATTATGAGAGACCTTTTCATCCAGAAATAGGAAGTGATGTAAGAGCAATGTTGTTTGAACCAATGACACCATTAACTGCTCTTAACTTACAAAGAAAAGTTGCTGAGGTAATTAATAATTTTGAACCAAGAGTTAATTTAGTTCAAATTTTAGCAAGTCCAGATTTGGATAGAAACAGTTATCATTTAAGAATTATGTTTTATGTTGTTGGCGTTCCTGAACCAGTAACAGTAGAAACATTTTTAGAAAGATTAAGATAAAATGGCAAGTAATAAATTCGTAGTTTCAGATTTAGATTTTGACGCAATCAAATCCAATTTAAGAGCGTTCTTACAAGATCAAACAGAATTTTCAGATTATAATTTTGAAGGTTCAGGATTTGCTGTTTTATTAGATACACTAGCATACAATACTCACTACCTAGGTTTCAATGCTAATATGTTAGCAAATGAAATTTATTTAGATAGTGCAGACATAAGAAAAAATATTGTTTCATTAGCAAAGATGTTGGGTTATACTCCATCATCACCAAGAGCTCCTATTGCAAACGTAGATATACTTTTAAACAATGCTACAGGTGCTTCTGTAACAATGAACAAAGGAACAACTTTTACTTCTACAGTTGATGGCATTGCATATGAGTTTGTTACAAACCAAGATGTTACAATAACACCTGCCGATGGTGTTTACAGATTTTCAAATGTATCTTTATATGAAGGTACTTTAGTAACTTATCGTTACACAGTTGATAGTACAGACGTAGACCAAAAATATATTATACCAAGTGTTAATGCTGATACTTCAACTTTAAAAGTTTCAGTTCAAAATTCAGCAGGCGATACTACAATATCAACTTACACACTTGCAAGTGGATTAAAAAGTTTAACAGATACATCTAAAGCATATTTCTTACAAGAAACTGATACAGGTAAGTTTGAAGTTTACTTTGGTGATGGTGTTATAGGACAAAATTTATCAGACGGTAACATTGTAATTTTAGAATACGTTGTAACAAATAAAACAGAAGCAAACGGTGCTTCTACATTTACACTATCAGGTTCAATTGGTGGATTTACAAATGTTTCTGTTTCAACTAATTCATCAGCACAAGGTGGTGCTGAATCAGAATCAAAAGAGTCAATTAGATTTAATGCACCATTACAATATACATCACAAGATCGTGCTGTAACTACAACAGATTACGAAACAATTGTAAAATCAATTTATCCTAATGCGTTATCAATAAGTGCTTGGGGTGGTGAAGATGATGAAACTCCAGTTTATGGTGTTGTAAAAATTGCTATCAAAGCGGCGTCAGGTTCTACATTAACAAACGCTACAAAACAAAATATAGTTACATCTTTAAAACCTTATAACGTTGCGTCTGTGAGACCAGAGATTGTTGATCCAGAAACTACATCTATATTATTAACAGTTAACGCAAAGTATGATAAAAAATCAACAACAAAAACAGCAGATACTTTAAAATCAGAAATTATAAGTGCGATTACAAATTACAATACAAACACTTTACAAAAATTTGATGCTGTGTTTAGATATTCAAAACTAACAGGTTTAATAGATGATGTTGACACTTCTATACTTTCAAATATCACAACAGTTGATATGAGAAAATCATTTACACCTACATTAAGTTCATCTACAAGATATGATGTTTACTTTAGAAATGCGATATACAATCCTCACACAGGACACGAACCAATTTTATCATCTACAGGATTTACAGTTGCAGGTAATTCAAATGAAATGTTTTTAGATGATGATGGATTAGGTAACGTTAGAAGATATTATCTATCATCAGGTATTAGAACATATGCTAATAACACACAAGGTACAATTGATTATAGTACAGGACAAATTACAATTAATTCTTTAAATGTTTCATCAATTTCAAATATTAGAGGTGCGTCATCATCTGTAATTGAATTAACAGTTACACCAAGTTCTAATGATGTTGTACCTGTAAGAAATCAAATTATAGAAATAGATGTTGCAAATTCAAACATAACGGTAGAAGAAGATACTTTTGTAGGAGGTTCTGCTGAGGCAGGAGTTGGTTACACCACTACAACAAGTTATTAGTGTTCAATGGCAAAATTTAATGACAAAATCTCAACGCTCATTAATAGTCAATTACCAGATTTTGTAATTGATGATCACCCACAATTTGCCAAATTTCTAAAACTTTACTTTACATTTATGGAATCTGCCGAGTTGCAGGTTACCTCAATTGAATCTACAGACGGTATAACTTTAGAAAACGAAACAGGTCGTACAGATAATTTATTATTAGATGGTAGTAAAATTAGTTCAGAAAGAACACAGTTAGACTCTGGTGAAAAATTAATTTTAGAAGATTCTTCTTTTGGTAAATTTACAGTAGGTGAAACTGTAACAGGTAGTACATCAAACGCAACCGCAACTGTTGTTGCTGAAGATTTAGCAAACAATAGAATTTTTATATCAGCACAAGATAAATTTATTAAAGGTGAAATCATTACGGGTGATTCATCTGGTGCTCAAGCAGTTATTAATAACTACCGACCTAATCCTGTACAAAACATTCAACAACTTTTAAACTTTAGAGATCCAGATAAAGTTATTTCTGATTTCTTAACAAAGTTTAGAAATGAATTTTTAAAAACAATACCTGAAGAATTAGCATCAGGATTAGATAAAAGAAACTTAATTAAAAATATTAAATCTATGTACCGATTAAAAGGTACTAATGAAGGTCACGCATTATTTTTTAGAATTTTATTTAATGAAGTATCTGAAACATTTTATCCAAGAGAACAAATTTTAAAGGCGTCTGATGGACAATGGGATACACAAAAAGTTTTAAGAGCAGTTGCAACAACAGGTAACACAACTAATTTAGTTGGTCGTACTATTACAGGACAAACTTCAGGTGCTACTGCTATTGTTGAATCAGTTAGAAAGTTTATATTAGGTGCAAAAGAAATATCAGAATTTATAATTAACAATGATACCTATGATGGTACGTTTGTTATCGGTGAACAAATTACAGGAACAGAAACAGACGCTGATGATTATTTTATAAAAGCAAATATTACAGGTATACCAGGTACAAAAACTGTTACTAATGACGGTAACTTATATACGACTGCCGATTTAATTACAATTAATGGTGGTGGTGTTGGTGCTAGTTTAACGATTAATGATGTAGGTACAGGTGGTATATCAGAAATTATTATAGATGATAATGGATCAGGTTACACAGTAGGAGATGTTTTAAACTTTACTAATACAGGAACACAAGGTGCAAATGCCGCTGGTTTTGTTTCAGTTGTTAATGGAGGTTTTACACTTGAAGAAAGTACATCATCAACTGAAGATCATATTGTTTTAGAAGATGAAACAACAAGAGGCGATCAATACTTTGGAAATAAAATTGTACAAGAACCTGAAACTAATTCTAATCTAAATGACATCACAGATATTTTCTTAACAAATAACGGAAGTGGTTATTTAACTTTACCGACTGTTACAGTAACATCATCTGGTACAGGTGCAAACGTATTAGCATATGGTA